AATTATTCCGATAGTACTTACAAATTAATGGAATCCGAAATAAAGAGAATACAGGAATCTTTATTGACCATCACTCAACCCGCACCAGCAGTCGAGCCGAAATCAACAGAAGAAACTGATATTGTCAAGGCAATTAAAGAATTTAATAAACTATTTAAAAATTAAAAATGGAAAATTTAGAATTAATCAAAGAAATGGCTGAAAATGTGAAGGGATTCGCAGGTCAAATCGAAGATGTAAAATCTACTGTATCAGTAGTAAAAGACGAAATGCAAAAGCAAATTGATGCTGCATTCGCACAAAAGAAAACTGCTGCATCTAAAGAAGTTAAATACTTCGATGAGTTAGTTCAAGAGAAAATGGAAGGTCGTTTAGAAGAAATGGAATCTACTTTGAAAAAAGGTGGAAAATTCCGTCTTGAAATGCCTGAAGCAAAGACAATGACTATCGCAGGTAACGTAACTGGTAACCCAGTAACTACTTATGCTTTACGTCCAGCTTTGCAACCAGCACAATTGATTAACTTCCGTGACTTAGTTCCAACTGTAAGAAGCGAAAGTGGTCTTTATACTTTCTACAAAGAAAACACTGGAGAAACTAACAACATCGCTTCTCAAACTGAAGGTGCTGCTAAAGGTCAAAACGACTATAGCTTGACTGAAACTAAGATTGTAAACTCTTACATCGCTGGTTTCTCTCGTTTCTCTAAGCAAATGATGAAATCTTTACCATTCTTATCTCAATCTTTACCAAGAATGTTACAAAGAGATTTCTTCAAAGCAGAGAATGCTTCTTTCTTTGGTACAGTAAGTGCTGCTGCAACTGGAACTGCAACTACAACTGAAACAGTTGACTTAAAGCAATTAGTTCAATTGATAGCTAACCAAAAAGCTGCTAACTTCAATCCTTCTTACATTTTAGTATCTCCTGCTCAACAATCAAGAATTTTGATTGACACAATCAACGCAGGTTACTATGTAGGTTCAGGTAGTGTACAAATTGGAACTGGTGGTGACATCACAATTTGGGGAGTACCTGTTATGTCTGCTACTTGGGTTACTGATAATAAAGCATTAGTAATTGATGCTGATTACATCGAGAGAGTAGAAGTTGAAGGAATTGCAATCGAGTTTGCTTATGAAGATAGCGACAACTTCCAAAAGAACTTAGTAACTGCTCGTATCGAGTGTTACGAGGCAATCAACTTAATGTTGCCAGGTTCTGCAATCTATGCTACTTTGAATCCTTAATTCTTATAGTTAGATATATAAATTACCCTCTACTTAAAACGTAGGGGGTTTTTTATTATAATTAATGTAAATTTGTAAAAAAGAGATTATGTCTTTCTATAATTATTTGATTGATTTTACCCTTACTAATGTAGGAACTCCAACAGAACCAGTAACTCTTGCAGAAGCTAAAAATTATTGTCGTGTAACAACTTCAGCAGATGATGCTTTAATTACCGACTTAATTACCGAAGCAAGAGAAGCTATTGAAAAGGCAACAGGAACTTGTATTGTACAAAAGACTGTTAAGATATGGTTTAATAATCCAGCTAGTAATTTTAATCTTCCTTATGGACCAATGGACCAAACAACTTTTAAACTTTACGATAACGTTAATAATACAGAAGTTTTAGCAGCTAATTATCGTTTAGTCGGTGGGCAGTATCCTAGCCTTAATTTTCCTATTTGGAATCAATTGAGGGCAGAATATACAAGTGGGTTTACGAGCCTCCCTAAAGAGCTTAAAATAGCCATTTTGGACCAAATAGACTTCGACTACGAAAACAGAGGAGCAGATATAGAAAGATACGACCAAACAGGGGTTTGTCAAAAGGCTTGGAGAGCTTGTCAAAGATATACTAGAACTAGCCCAATATTATAATATGCAAATAGGTCAAAAAAAAGGCAGAAATGTTAATTCCTCTACAATGACGCGTAGGGCGGATTTGTATAGACCAACAACTACAAGTGATGGAGAAGGTGGATATACTACTGCCTTTACTTTACAAGAAACTGTTTGGGGGGATTTTAGACCTGCTAGAAGTATTAGAACTTTGCTAGAAGAAGAAAAGACTTTTTATCAAGATGCTAAACTTTATATTCGTTATGGCACTACAATTAGCGAAGAATATCAAGTATTTGTAGAGGGTAAAATGTACACAATTCAATCAATAAATGATGTTGATAATCAGCATCGTTTCCTAGAAATTAATTTTTATGGCTAGTGAAATGAATGTTTTTGGTATTGATAAACTTATAACTGAATTGAAAAATTATAGTGAAAAGGTTAATACAGATATTAATAATTCAGTAAAAGCAGCAGCTTTAAATGTAGAAACTAGAGCAAAAATGGATTGCCCAGTAGATATGGGAACTTTAAGAAGTTCAATAAATACTAGACCAATAAAAGATGAAGATGGTTATGGATATGAGGTTTTTACTCCATTAGAATATGCTCCTTATGTTGAATTTGGTACAGGAACTAGGGTTTCAATACCAACTGGATATGAAGAATATGCTATGCAATTTAAAGGGCAAAAATCAATAGCAGGTATGAATGCTCAACCTTATTTAATACCTAACTTTGAAATGGAGAAAGAAGCATTGATTAGTAATATTAAAAAAATAATAGGAAATGTATAATCCTAACGTAGATATAAAAAAATGGTTTTATACCACATTAACTTCGGCTACTGGACTAGGAGTTTATGATGGTATTGCTCCAACAACGGCAGGTAATGAATATCTTATTTTAACTGGCAGAAGTTCAAGTCAAGTTCAAGGTAAAAATGGATATACAAACACTTTGGTATTTATTGTGGACATTGTTACAAAAAATGCTAACTTTGGCTTTAAACGTGCTGAAGAAATTAGCAATTTGATTTTAAATGCTATAAATTCTGATACTACAATAACACTACCAGCAGGATGGAAAGCATCAAGTTTAAGTGTTGCAGGAATTAGAAATTTATCTGCTTTAAACCCACTTGACAACGTATTTAGAACATTAATAACATATAATTTAACAATAACTCAAAATTAAAATAAAATGGCAGAATCTAAAGTATCAGCTAGAAGTTACCTATTATTCGCAGATGCAACAAACAGTGGCACTTATGCAGTAGTAGCTTGTTTAACTTCAAACGCTATTACATCAAGTAATAACGTAATCGATGCGTCTTCTAAATGTGGAGATGACTACGAACCAGGACCAAATTTCAAACAATCTATCAAAGCAGAAGGTTTTGCAATAGACCAAACAGGAGTAGAATCAAAAGATTCTTATGACTTGTTATATTCTTTGCATACTGCTAAGACTAAGTTTGCTATCAAAATGGGACCATCTAGTCCAACTGCAGGTAATGTAACTTATGGTGGTACTGCTACTGATTTAGTGTTTATTTCTAATTGGGATTTAACTGCTCCTGATAAAGAAGATGTGAAATTTACTGCAACTTTTGAAGTAGTAAATCCTCCATTAAGTCAAGCTAGAGTAACATCATAAAAAACCTAAAATATGTTTGAATTAAGACTGAACAACAACACAATCCATTTGAAATGGGGAACTTGGGCTATGCGTGAGTTTTGCAGAGAATACAATATTACTTTAGAAAAGTATTTTGAAATTCTTGCAACATCACAACAAGACCTAAGTATAATTATTAAACTTTTCCATATTGGCTATAAATCAGCTTGTATAAGTAGAAAAGAAGAAATAGTTTATACCGAAGATGATGTTTGTGAATGGATAGATGAAATTGGCTCTATTTTCAAAGCTGATGGTAAATTGGTAGATTATTTTAAATATATCTTATCAAACACTAATATTGATGTTAGTGGTCCTAAAGAAACAGAGAAAAAAAAAGCCTCAAAAAGTTAACTTGGGATGATATTCTAGTTAAAGCTGCTGAATGTGGAATACGACCAAGCGAATTTTGGGAAATGACTTGGAAGGATTATAGTATAATAGTTTTGGGAACAGAACGAAAAGAAGTAAATGAATGGGCGAGGACAAGAAACCTCGCCTATATTATATATCTAAGTAATAGTTCGGAATCTCATCCTAAATCTTTGACATCTTTTTGGCATATTCCACAAATAGATGATGTTGAAGAACCTGAAGAAGAAACATATTTATCAAGTGACCAACTTTTACGAACTTTGGAGTTATACGGAATAAATTAATAAAATATGGCAACTGATTTTACATCTTATTTAGGGGTCAAATTCAAATTTGATAGTGCTGAAGCTAGAGCAGATATAGTTAAACTTCTTAATGATTTAGATTATTTTGAGAAAAAGTTAAAAGGTAATTTTGATACTAAAGCAATTACCGATTGGAGCAATAAAATAGATATAGCCAAACAAGGATTAAATGAATTTGGTGTTCAAGTAGATACAGTTACTCAACAATCATATCAGAATTTTAGAGCCATCGGGCAAATGGATAGGGTTACTCGTGAATTTGCTTCAGGTGGATTAACAAGTGGATTGAATGGGTTAACTATGCTAGGTAACTCATTAACTCGTTTAGCAGTTCAAGAAGGCGGTTTTAAAAATGCTATAAGCGGATTAGCAGGTGCTTTTACTGGCCCAGCTGGTATAGTTTTAGGTATTTCTGCGGTTGTAGGTTTGTTTGAATTGTATGAAAAAAATACTAAAAAAGCAACTGATGCAAATGAGGCTTTTATTAAATCATTAAATGAAATTAATAAAAAACTTTATGAAATAGCAGGAGGTTCTCAAGCAAAATTAGCAACTGGTAGTGTTTTGGCTGAATTAATTACTGATTCATCTAAAAACATAAATACTAGAAAAGCAGCATTAAATGAATTAAAAAGTTTATTTTCTGAAAGTGGTGAACTTGATAAATTAGATATAAATTCTAAAGAAGCTAATAATAAGCAACTCTTGATATATGCTATTAATAGAGCAGCAGTACAAGATTTTGATATTAATGCACAAAAAAATTATCAAGAAAAATTAAAAATAGTTTATACTGAAAGAAAAAGATTAGAAGACCAAGCAGCAAAAGATTTGGCAGCTCCTAAAAAAGATATATTTATTCAATTTACAGGAGGTCAGGCTTATGTTAAAACAGTTGCAGAGCAAAACAAAGCAATAAATGACCAATTAAAAATTGATTTAGCTGAAAAGGATGCTATTATTAATCAATATAAAAGGCAAAATGCTGATTTTATTAATGAATCTAGCAAATTTGAAAAAGTAGATTCTAAAGGTAAATCATTTAAACCCGTCAATGATGCAAGAGAAGAAAACAAACAATTAAATTTAGAATTAGATTATTTAATAAAATTAAAAAAACAATTTGATGAAATAGGAACTGATTTTATTAAAACAACAGTTTCTTTAAGTGAAGCAGATGCAGAAGCAGCAAAAAGAAAGTCAGCTATTGATAAATTATTAAAACCTGTTACCGATGCTATGAAAGGCGAAGGAGGACTTGGTGATATATTAGGGAAAGATGCTGCTAAAAGAATGGAGCAATATGATTTAGAAGATGCAAGAAAAAAAGCAGATATTAAAAGAGTGCAAGAGCAACAACAAGAATATAAAAACTTTGCTAGAACTATATCACAAGATGTTACAAGTGCTTTAACAGGAATGTATAATGCTATGCAACACGGACAATCTTTTGGAGAAGCATTTACAAATATGTTAGCCAATATGGTTCAAAAGTTAGGAGAATTAATAATTAAAACATTAATATTTGATGCTATAATGGCTGCATTAACAGGAGGTTCAAGTACCGCAGCAGTAGCAGCTTCAGATGTTGCAGGTTCAGCAGGTAGAATGTTAATGATTCCAAAATATTTAGCCGATGGAGGAGTAGTTTCTAAGCCAACATTAGCAATGATAGGAGAAGGAAGTCAATCTGAAGCAGTAATGCCATTAAGTAAATTGGGTTCAATGATGAATAATACATTTAGTGCTGGAGCAATGAGTGGTAATACAAGTTCAAATAATGGTCAATTTACATTAAAAGGAAGTGATTTAGTTTTAGCTTTGCAAAGGTCTAATTATTCACTTAACCTAAGACGAGGAGCATAATGGCATACGCAAATAAATATAAACTTACAATGGCTACTAAAAGTGGTAGCATATCTTATTTATATCTTCAACAAGATGGTTATACAGGAAGTTTAATAGAATATCCAGCAGTTAAAATAGACCTTTCTTACATTCCAAAAAGTGATGATGTATTTGAACCTATTTATGTTAGTCAATTATCTATTATTATTGATGTTACCGATGACATTAATAATATGCCTGATTTAACTACTCTTAACGATAGAACTTATTTATGTAAATTATATTATGATTCTACTTTAGAATGGCAAGGTTGGGCATTAAGTGATAGTGTTAGTTTTTCATTTAGTACAGGTAGAAAAGAACTTTCTTTTAATGCCGTAGATGGATTAGGTATGTTAGAAAAAATACCTTATCCATTACCAAGTGATTATATATTAACTAATTTTAATACTTGTATATCATATATTTTAGGGTCTTTAAATTCAATTGCTTTTCCTAGCAATTTAAATGTTATAACAGGAATAAGCTATTATGCACAAGGTATGTATGATAGAGGAACATTAAGTTCAGCAGACCCTTTAACGCAATCTTATTTAAATTATGGAACTTTTATTAATGATAATAAAGCAGCAGATAATTGCCTTTTAATACTTACTAAAATAGTACAAGGATTTGGTGCTAGATTATTTCAAGCAAATGGCAAATGGAATATTGTATCGGTTTCTCAATTTGCTCAATCTAGTTATTATTATACAGAATATAATAATGCTGGTACTGTTGTTAGTTCAGGAACAAAAAGTATTAGTGGACAAATTCAAGGATTTAATGGCAATACAAGTGGACTTTATTTTGTAGATAATAGTCAAACTAAATTATTAAGAAAAGGATATAGTAAAATAGATTTTACAAAACAAATAGAATATCCATCTAATTACATTACTAATTGGGATTTAAAAACATATACTGTTGGAAGTCCTGCTTATGCTTGGACTGAAAACCCTAATGGTGGCTTAATGTTTGTTGTTCCTTACCCAATATTAGCATTTAATTCATATTATATGGATTTGACAAATGCAGGGTCTCCTAATTATGATATGTCATTAAAACCTAGTTATTTCCCTAAGATTGCTTTTAATGAATCGGCAAGAATATCATTTGATGCAAGTATATCTTTGGTTGGCACTGGTTGGACTCCTGATTGTTTTTTTATATTAAAAATTAAATTATTAAGTGTTACAACTTTTTATCATTATACAAATGATAATGGTTGGGTAACTGGTCCTGATTTATATTATGAGACTTATGATGCAAATACAAAAACAAGCAATATAAGTATTACTACAACTCCTGTTCCTGAAACTGGAACAATATCTTTTGAATATATATTAGCAAAACCTGCTTCAGCTTATCTTAAATCTACTGTATTAGCAACTGAAGTTAGAAACTTCTCATTTACTATTGTTCCTTCATTTGTTTCTTATCAATGTATTGGTTCATTAAATGATGTTGATGAGTATGTTTTTAAACCTAGTTTAGAAATAGGTTTTAATGATAATTATAACGGATATTATTCATATAAAGGATTTTTGGCTGATTCATCAGGATTAAACTTAAAGAATTGGTATAGATACGGATATTATGGAGACTTTTATCGTTCATTAAGCGAATTAGTTATTAGACAATATTCAAACAATTTAAACAAGAATGTTATTAATATAGATTCTAGTTTTATGGGTATGAATACATCTACTGGTAGATTTAATGCAGCAATGAGAATAACTGCAACGGATACAGACCCAGCACAAATAAGTGTTTCTAGTAAAAAATATATGATAGGTAATACTACTATTGATTTATTTAATGATACAATACAAGGAACGTTATTAGATATAAATGACGAAAATATTGCTGCTAATGTTTATGAGATTATTAATTCAAATAGTAAACCTCCTTATGCGTTAGGAATTGCTCATTTAAGGTCAGACGGATATGTAACAAGTGCAGAGGCGGTATTAAGTAATTTAACAACATACTCTATTTATACATTAAGCACTATAACTATTCCTGATATTGGGGATGTATTCTATTTTGACCAAGATTGTGCAATACCTTTTGATGGAGGTTATTTATGGTGGAAAGTGGTAACTGTTTTCCCTAATACTAAAGTTTACCAAATACGCATAGATGGAGTAATAATAGGAATCTTTACTTAACTTTGATATATGAATAATGTAATTGGCAAGAATATAATGTTGTACTATCATAATCCGATAACTAATACGGATATTCCTTTTGCGTGTTCAACAAATTGTACTTTTGGGGTGCAAGTTTCTCAAAAAGAAGTTACAAGTCAAACATCTGCTTGGTACAGAGAATATAAAAACGATATAGCTGCTTGGACTATTTCTTGTGATGGACTAATAACTTTAGATAATTATGGTTATTTGTTTTTATTACAATTACAACAATCTAGGGCATCAATACAAGTTAAATTTGTTATTGACAATGGTAGTTTAGGATTGGTAGTTATTTCAGGTATTTGTAATTTAACAAGTTTACAAATAAATGGTCCTTATAAGGATATTGCTACTTATGCAGTAAGTTTACAAGGAACAGGTGCTTATGGTACGTCTGGCACATCTGTAACTCCAAGCGGTACTATAATAGTATCTGGTTCTGTTTATACTAAACAATATGTAGCATCAGGAGGTGAAACAACAATAACTTGGACTGATATGATTGGCAAAACTTGTCTTTATGTTTCAAGAGGGGGTGTTGACGTAA